CTCATCTCAAGGAAGGGAAAATTCTAACAAGAATTTTACCGCCCATAGGACGACGACATATGGTGAAAACCTTATGTCTATCCTCTTACGTCTAGTTTAAAGGGACTAGCGCGTTGCCAACCTCCTTATCAGGAACGTTCAACGAACAAACAACTATCGGGTTAGAAGAGAATTCTCCTCTAAACTCCTTAAATATCTCAAGTTCAGAAATGAACTTTAGAGAAAACTGATCCTTAGCTAAATCTGTCTTGAAATTTCTTAACAGAGAATAACTATAGGAAATATGCAATCTTGCCAGATTATAGTGGGGATTCCCAGTATTAATTTGTCTTGGCGTAATTGAAATCAGTATCCGTGATAGTTCTTTTTCAAGTTCTATCAAAAGTAGACCTTTTTCAGATGGATCCATCTGAAGGAAGTCTTTACCGTTAAGTATTCCTGAGCCGAAAAACTCAGCAATGAACTTGTGATACTTTTGGTTAGATACAGCCAGTAGGTAATGATAAATTGCTTGCCCTGTATGAATCTCTGGAATTAAGTGCCAAGGAAACTTCGAGGGAATTCCCTCTGGTTTCATTGCACGTCTCACGATCGCATCCACTAAGGCAGGATCAATAGGAGGAAAGGGAATTCCCTTACTCTCAATATGAGCCTGATTCAGTTCGTCTCCAGCTTTACTTATCTTATTACAGATATTTTCAAGTATAGCTAATCTTAATAATGAGGAAATGTCCTCATTTATTTCGATATTACCAAATAGGTTTAGTTCAGAAGATAGGAATCCTCTTCCCTTAAGTGCCCTACTTAGCGGAATCACAATGGATCCTAACAAGTCATCTGGGTAAATGATATTATTTACAACGAGAGTTTTAAATAGTATCGACCAAGCTGGAAATTTCCAGCGAGGCTTACCGGAACTTGTCTCAAGGCACAAGAGTTTACTAAACAATAATTCGAAGTCGTACGAATTCGTACGTTCCGAAAGATGGAGAATCAAACCTGTTAGATTTAACAGGTTATCTCCAATTGCAAGGCACGTTCTAGCAGAAATGCGAGATACGTCGCTTCCGAAGTTAACATTTCTTGAAACATATTCCATGCATAGGTTTTCACCTGTTGCCTGTTTACTTTTCAATAAATTGATGGGTATATCTAATTGTGAATACACTTTTAGAACATGTCCATCGGGATCATGGCAAACCATGTCATCCCCAACTTCTCCCCATAAAAGTCCGTTAACTGGATTGTTATAATGAGTTACAAATATGTAATCCATCAATAAACAGGATGTTAACTGAGCGACCTGAAAAGATCCTCTAGTTCCCATTCCTTGTCCAGCTGCATATCTCACGGTTTGTGTCGAATTCTTCACATTCCATGGACATTTAACGACTAACTCCTTCCAACAATCAGCAATTTCAGGACTGTATTTATTTCTAACTACAATTTCTTGAAGTTCTACTCTAAAGCAGTCTGTCCAATCCTTACAATCGTAAGATTTGTCACCGATCTTTATTCTTTTAAACATTCTATTGAATCCTTTAGAATGTGAAAAATAGTCACAGGAGTGTGGGTACAATTTAATAGTGGTTTGAACGAGATCTCGTTCGACCGGTCTAAGAATTGTTTGAGTCCAATAATCAGACATAGCAATAGTTCTCGACTTGTGTCCCGTATCCGGAACAGAAGTAAGTTTTCTTAAGTAAATCCCTGAAAGAAGACCGTTTACATAGTCTTTAAGAGGGGTTCTACTCTTTTCCTTGTCTGTTAAGTTCTCATATTGCAAGTTAAAAGTAACTCTTTGAGCCTCTGCCCTCTTTATCATGAATTCATAATAAGGAAGGTTGTCAGTAAGTTCACAAAGTCTTTTAAAAGGTATAGAAAATCGTTTTGTCTCTAAAAGCTTTAACGCTTCTAGATCACACGATTGATTATTTATAACTCCGTTAGGCCCGTTCTTAGTAAGATCAAGGTTTAGAATGGGATTCCACTCTAAACTCTTGACAACATTGTTATCTTGAAATTTCTTGATAACAAAAGCCTCAAAACTCTGGAGAAATTCAGAGTCTATTGGCTTACGGGCAGTGGTGATAGATGCTAATGAAATTTCATTAAAATCTTCACATAAACGGTGGACATTAAGCATGGATCTCAGGATTTGGTCGCAAACGCTTCCTATCTCCGTACGATCTCTCGCATTAAAGAATAATGGCCTCGACAGTTGAAAAACTGTTGGCCACCTATCTACAGGGCCTGTAGATAAACGTGGTGTCGTTATTCTAGGATGTTCTGCTCTAGGGCTTTCTAGTAATTGAATACAATAACTAGTAACCTCTTTGAAGAACGTAAAACAAAACGGAATTCTGTTATGTTTTACTAAATGATTGTGAAAGGTAATCACCTCTAACAAACATTCCTTAATGCTGATAGTTTTAAGACGAACGTCTATTTCTATCCCTTTCTTCTCTAAGCGTGAAATCTCACCCTCAAGAAGTGTCTCTAGTACTTTTTCAAAGATACTAGTATCATTTTTAATCATACCGAATTCAAGATCTTGTTTAATTTCGACAGAACGGCTTCCTGCTTCTTCCTTCGAATCCTTGGGAAGAACAGATTGGTTTTTGTGTAAGACTCTAAAGCTACCTATCATTTCAGTAGCTTCCTTATTAGAGACCTTAAGTAATCTTGCTAATTTTCTAAGCTTTCGCTTTTCGATTATTGGATTACCCAAAGTTGATGGAGGATTTAAATTTGTTTTAAAATTCTTATACATAACATTTTATTTATAAGTGGCCTGTTTCCATAAACAGGTAACGAGTTTAAGACATGTTGATAGGAATATATCTCTATATTCGCCTTATCATTAATGTCCGATCCGAGAAATCCAGATACCACTATTGTCATAGTTTCGTTCTGAAGAGATCGCAGATTGG